CGGCTGTTGCGTGGAAATGTCAAGACCGATCATGCGAAGAGCATTCTCAATATACCGACCAGCAGAAAGCTGGAGGGCCATATTTCCAGAAGGCTCAATCGCAATCGTTCGTACTGTGTCCTCATTTTTCGGGACTGTCGCTAGGCGTGAGCCGTTAACTACGGTAAAACCATGATCCAGGCCATCCTTGGCCGAGAAATAAGGGTTAGTTAACCGAAGTTTACGAACAAACGGAACACTAAGAGTAGTGCATGTCATTTTCTGAGAGATTTTTTCAGCAGTATGGGTACCCCTGATGCCGTTGCTTGCACCAGGCCCAAACCGCCAATTATCCCAAAGAAAAGATACCAAAAGAGGTGTTTGTATAGCCTCTTCGTCCAGGGACGCAGTGTAGCGCTCGAGTACTGTTGTGATAAAGTACCGAGCGTCTCTTACGACCTGGTGGCCCAAGTTGGATTTAATACCTCCAACAACGTCATTGATGAAAATAAAATCAGCAATGGCTTTGGGCTCCAAGGATGGGTTGACATAACCCGCGCGCTTCTTTGCGCGCTGCACCTGTCGTTTTACGGCGTAGCTTATTTCCTCGCTACGGCCGTTAACGGCATTTAACTCTTCTAGCAAGACTGAGAAGAACTCATCAAGTCTCTTCTCAGCGATGTGCTGTTTCGAGCTCATAGGACAACTCCTAATGACACAACATTTAATCAAGAACTGGGTTCACCTAAAGAAAAGAAGGTACACAAGCAAAGCAGCTACGGTGATTATCACTGCAGTTGCTAAGTGTATCCTAATCACCTAGATGATCCCAGATACGACCGTATCGGCGATGCCAGATGCCTGAGCCCAGCCCACACCAAAGTGTGCTGAGATCATAGCACGAAGCTCCTCCGGTTCGTACGTATCCACGCCAGCAGGTACATCAATCGTCGTAGTGATACGAGCGACCATGTTTACCTGATTGGCAGCGGGTGCCGCACCCTTACGAGTAATAAGCTTGTAAGAGTTAATTGGCACATTCTTGATAATGCCAGTCACAGGGTTAGCCTGCGGCAAGACCTTAAGAACCGGAGGCCGGAAGAAGGAAATACTGAAAGGTTTACTAACAGTATTGACGTCTACACTGGTCTGAGTTCCCCCAAGGGCAGTAACGGCATATTGCTTGCCGTTAATGTTAGGGGCCACATCTGTGGTTAAAGTATATGTCGGGCTAGTCAAGCCAGACACTGTCGCACCTGTAACGGGTGAAGATGGTGAAAAAGACATGTATGTCTCCCTGATTACGATCGCCTTGCGGCGGAAATAACCGCGAAGCGGTCGAGACTCAGCGTTTTCGTCCGTTATAAAAGACGGACGCAAGGTTGAGCAGCTTGTTTACTGCATAACTCCCAACAGAATCGAAACTCCGAAAATGGAGTCCAATCCGTGGGAGGGAGGTGAGGCGTGAGCGATCGAAATGGACGTACTTCAAGTAACCCGGCTTCTTGGACTGTGATGTTACAATAGTCCCAGAAGAAGGCACTATGCTAGTGCGGATATCCACATCGAGAGTATATAACCTATCCAAGAGGACAAACTTAGTCGACCCTGGAGGGACGACAAAGGTGTCATCAAGGAAGGGTCCAACAGTAGCAAAGTAATCAACCACCCAAGAGTAAGGAGTCAGTTCCCAAGCAACGCTTAGGAGCTGCTCTGGTCTTAAACCGAGGTGGTCAACGATGCTATAGTTGTTAGCGGCTTCGACAAGGATGTCGAATCCAGCTATATACTTGTAAGAAAGCGTATGATAGCCAACAGAGTGGGTCGAAAGACCTGCCCCGAAAGCCGACGTTTGCCCGGTTTCCTTGAGAGAGGAAAACCAATTCTTACTCGCAACACCAGTAATACGCGTGGAATGATCCTTACGATCAAGGTAATCTTGAATCGATGAGGCAATCTTGGCCGTATCGCTAATGAGGGGGTTAACCCCAAAAGAGAAATTAAGCCAAGCATCAGCAGCGTATTTTCTGGCGGAAGCCCCTTTGGTCTTCCGGATGGCAGTCAACGTATGAAGTAGATCTGTAGCAAGCTTGGCGGTTCCGGTTATAGTATGCCGGAGATCGCGAAGCTCGACTACAGGAACAACAGCGTTCACATTGCCATAATGGCTCTGTAAGCGATTCTTCACTCTAGCTAAAGCTAGATCGCGAAGTGCCGTGTCATCACTGTCCGACACTAAACCGTAGCCACCCCCGAAATAAGATTGTAGGCATTCGCCATGAATCTCAAGTCCAGGGTCGCGACGCAGTGTCGTACAATGGGACAAGTAAGAGACGACAGACACCCATTCTTTGAAGGAATAGGGGTTAGTAGCCTCTAATCGCTTAGCCAATTTCACACGCCAATTCGGGTCAGAAGTTGTCACGCGTTCATTAGTGCCAAAACTAATAAGGCCGGCAGATCGTTGGAGCACTTGGACACCTGGAGTATCACTCCGAGTGTACGTGCTATCAATGAAATTCCAGCCCTTAGCAGGGCTACTAAATGTAGGCATAACAGTCTCCTAGACCAGGATTAAACGAATGAAGACCAGCCGGAAGGCTGGCAACTCCCCTTGCGGGGAGTCAGACACCCGCTCTACAACCTTAG